GGTTCATGATCTGTATCCCTATGAATATAATAATTAGGTCTTGGTTTCCAAACCTTAAACAATTCATCCATTCCCTCAACTATACGATTAGACATTTTTTCTGATGTAAAACCAGCTTCATCTGATAATGCCCATTCTAATCCTGCTTTTCCTCTTTTTTGTCTTTCTTCTTTAGACATAGAATGAAGTTCAGATATTCTGTTAGCTACATCTTCAAATGAACATCTATCATCATATATATAAGGTGTTTGAGGAGAACCTACAATTGATAAATTAGTTGGGTAAACTGGTAAAGCCCATTTTCCATGTTTTGTATAGGTTTTTCTATGGTTTGAAGGAACTTCAGGTGATGGTGTATACCATTCTCCATTATCATCTTCAAATCTCATTTGATCTTGCATTCCACCTGTAGTATTAGCTATAATAGGAGTACCTGTTAATAGAGCTTCAGTAAGTGATAACCCCCAACCTTCAGCTGATGATGCTAACACAACTCCATCGGCACAATTATATAATAGATTCATTTTTTCCGTTGGTAATTTTTCATTTGAAATTACAATATTTTCATTTCCTTCAGGAAAGAAATATTCAATTACAGCTGGTAAATCTGTGCCATGATCACTTACAGGTTCTGTATGCATTACAAGCAAACACTTATCTGCTTCTTCTTTGCTTAAACCATCAATAAATAATTTCCATGCTAAAATTGTATCAGGAATTGATTTACGTCTAATATTTCTAGAATTAAACAGTAAAGTAAAGTCATATTCTTTATCTCTAGTAATGTATTTCTTAAATTCTTTTAATTTATCTGTTTCCTCTTCTAATAATCTAAAATTTTTATTATTTAAACCATGAGGAACATATTTGATAACTTTATCTTTAGCTTTATCTCCTAAAACAATTTTATTAATATTAACTGTTTGCTTAGAGATACCAAATAAAGCATCACATGATTCATAAAACTCTTTATTATACATTGGAGCTGGAAATGAATCCCAAATATTTAGATAAACTATTGGAATATTTTTTCTAATTTCATTTTCCATTTGAAAAACCCATGTAAAATATCTTGGATCTGTGATTAAAAAAATTGCATCCGGTTTTTCAATACTAATAATTTGACGTAATATGTCAGGATTACCATAACCATCGGTTGGATACAAAATTACTGATGAATCATCAATTCCAGCTTGCTTATTAGTATCTTCTGATATATCAAATCTTTTGCCTTTTTCTGGGTGTTGAACAGCACCTGCTAATTGAACCCAATTATATCTATGAGAGGTATTTACAACCATTTCACGACCAATTTGAGCAACTCCTGAATGAACTCTAATATCATCCGTTAGAAGTAGAATTTTCTTTCTATCTTCTTGTTTAATATAACCTTCTTTTTGTTTCATTTAATTTGTTTTTTTCTTATAATTCTAAATCTGTGTGGTTAGATACTTGTTTTCTAAAATCTTCATCTGTAAGGTACAAATAAATTGACCGATCAGCAAGTTTTTGGAAAGAAAATTTTCTTTTTACACATTCTATTTTGAAATTTTCAAACAGATCACTTTTAACTTTTACACTTGTTAGTGTTTTTTCATCTTTTGCCATAATTTTAATTTTTATTTTATATTAATTTGTATATACATATACCAAAATAAAAGAAGATATACGTATATTAGTATTTTTATTTACTTATACCTTCACTACAATGTTCGGTGTTTAAGAATGGACAAAATGTGCAATTCCACTTTGAAGCATTTGCTCTATGAATTTTATCTCTATGTCCTCCTTTATCAAATGCTTCTTCTAGGAAATGGTTTAAAGCAGTAGTTGCTTTGCCTAATTTAATTTTTCCAGATGGTGGGGAAAATGTTTGTATTCTTGGAATTGTATAATCAGGATGATTCATCACTTTTCTTTTTACAATAAAAAATTCAATATTAATGTTATCTAAAGGAACATTAAATTGCTCAGCAAAGAACTTTTTATATAATATAAGTTGAAATTGTTTACTTTCATCTTTTTTAGCCATATCATTCCATCCACGAGTTGACGTTTTAATATCGATAATTTTAAATGTATTCGTTGGTTCATGATACATTACAACATCTAAGTATCCCTGGTAAATAACGTTGTTATTGAATTTATTTGGTGGGAGTATAACAGGTACTTCACATCCAACTAAATACCATCCTCTTTTACTAAAGTGTTGGCCTCGTTTTTTAGCAAATGTTCTAATAATTTCAACTCCATCCTCAAAAAATTCTCTTAATTCTGTAGATGTACTAAAATGTTGGTTATTATTTTTCTTATATTGAACTTTATACTCATCTCTCAGAGCATTTTCAAACATTTCAACTAAATTCTTTCTATCAGCTTCGGCAGCACTTTCTTCATACATTACATCTAAATAATATTGTAGTACTTCATGTAGTGCAGTTCCGAATACAGTATGGATAGAAGATGTAAACATCTTGTGCCCATCTTTGTACTGAAGTGACCATCTTTTAGGACACGTTCTGAACATCGAGAATTGTGAATAAGAGACATTCTTTTGATATGCATAATTTATTTCAATATGCTGGTGTGCTCTTATATCTTTTACTATTTGAGGTATTTTTTTCTTTCCCACAATTTATTTTTTCCACTTATCTCTACCAACAAGTAATCCGATTATTCCATAATTAGCTATATCTAAAAACGTATCTTCCATACCCTCACCCTTAACAAAGTTTCTACCATTTGTTAATAGGTTTCTTAGTCTAGATATCTTATCTGTTAATCTGATAGCTAATCCAGTTAATGAGAATTTTTTATCTGTTTCTTTAGTTAAATCTCCACCTAATGAAATATTTTGAAGGCCATAATCCATATGTTTTGCAGCAAATGTTTCGTACATTTCCTTTTGAATTGTTTGAAATTCATTTGATAGTTCAGGATACTCTGTTTCAAATATTTTTACAATTTCTTCCTTTTTCATCTATATAACTTTTTTCTTAATTAAATATTTTTCAATTGCTTCTAATCTATCATCAGCTTCAGCTAACATAGCAACTGCTTCCTCTGCATTTTTATAGAAATCATCTGTTGAATGATCTCCAATACCTGCAGGGTGGTTTGATAATAATTCCAAAGTTAATAATGCTTTTGATTTATCAGCTTCTGCTGATTTTTGAAGCATATCTATTAAATGATTCATAATTTTGCTTTTTTGAATAATTTAGTTATTTCTTTTTTTTCTAATCCCATATCAGTTAAGATAGATCTTACTCCATCTTTTCCTAAGATATCAATATAATTATAAGTTTCTTTAACTGAACATTGGTAGTATTTAACTAAGTACTCAGATAAATCTTGATAATTTTTCTTATTTTCATTTTTGATATACTTGTTCCATTGTTTCTTTCGTGGTATCAGTTCACGATAAACAGAATAAATTTCTTTTTTACCTTGGGGATTCATTTTTTGGACATAATTAACAATATCTATGTAACTAGGGTTTTGAGAAACCCATCTATGTACCATATAGCTATTCCAATTATCCCAAGATTTTTGAGAGAAGGAATCTGGATGAGATTTCTTTACAGTTATCTCATCCAACCATCCAAAAGTATTTTGTATATCAGCTTTAGCCACTATATAACATCATTTTCGTACTCTTCTCTTAGTTCAGCCGGTATAGTGCTTTCTAAGATTTTTCCTGTTTGGGGATCATAAAATACTGGTACTGGTAAAACAGCATCTTCTTCAGCTCCTACTACAAATTTAGAAACAGATCTAAGAAGTACACCTTGTTGGAAAATCTTATTTCCCTCAGGTGTTTCAATCGATTTTGTGTTTTTCAAATCGATATTCAATTTGGGTTGTTGTTGTTGTGGATTCATAATTTTTTTTTTATTTTTTATTTTGTTTATAATCTAAGAAAAATCCAATCGCTACTAAAATATTCATACCTACACTAGCGATTAATTCGTGCATGTCTTGGTAAACGTTTAAAGATAAATGGACGTGTCCAACCATCCAAAAAGGTATGGCTAAATTCTGGCTTATCCAAATTAAAAGAAAAGATAAAAATGTTTTCATTTTAATTCTATTAATTTTGCTATTAATGCTAAACAATTAATTTCTTTATCTATTCTAAAGTTAGCTTGATAACTATACTCATTAATATAAATTGCAACCATTCCTTCACTTCCTTCAGCATATACTGAAGCATTATCATAAAGGTATCTAAATAGTTCTTCAAAATCTTGACTACCTGAATTAGCTATTGTTTGTCTTATATTTTTCCAACTTGGTTTAGCATTTTTTAATTCTTTTATCACCTGAACCATGTAATTAGATGACACTAACACCGTTTTATCAATTGTTAAACGGCTATCCTGCGTTGATAGTTGAATGGTGTTGAGACATTTACGTAAATCAGGATAAAATTGATTAACAACTGTTTTTAAATCCTCGATTTCAAAAGATATCTCTTCTTCTTCCATAATCCATGCAACATGCTTGGCAACATCTGATTTTGATGGTGGTATTACTTTAAGTGTTTGACACCTTGATTGTAAAGGATCAATAATACGTTCTACATAATTACAAGTTAAGATAAACCTAGTAGTACGAGAAAACGTTTCGATAACATTACGGAGTGAAGCTTGCGCTTGGATAGTAAGAAAATCAGCTTCATCCAAAATGACCACTTTAAGTGGCTTAAAGCTAGCTGTTGAAGCAAACCCCGAAACTTTATCCCTAATGGTTTCGATACCTCTTTCATCACTAGCATTAATGTACAAATAATCACAATCGAGGTTTTTAACAATGAGTTTAGCAAGAGTTGTTTTTCCTGTCCCTGCAGGCCCATAAAAGATAAGGTTTTGAATATCATTATTTCCTAGATATTGATTAATTGTTTTTTTAATGTGTTCATTCCCTACATAATTTTTTAAATTTGTGGGTCTAAACTTCTCAACTAAGAGTGAATGTTGCTTATTTATCATAACTTAAATATACGAACAAATTCTGGGGATTCCAAATGTAATCGCAGAATTATGCTCCTTGCTTAAAACTAACTTCTCCGTAGATTCCATATTCTTTGGGTTGTTCTACAGGAATTTCTTCTTCTTGTGTTTGGATAGCATAAAGTTTACTATCAAGTGGGTCTAATCTATAAGCACCTTTAAAACCAGTTTTATGGAAAAATGCTTCTAAAGTATCTGTAAGTGAAGTATATAATACTTTTTCAGAATCATTTATTAAAATCCAATTATCACCTGGAGCTTTACGATTCGCTATTAGCTCATTTTCTTCTATAATTTCAACTGACATATTATATTTTTATTTTTCTAATAAGAATTGATAGTAATCCTCTAAAGTAGAATGTTTAAAGTAATTAATAATAAATTCAGAATTTTCTTGTTTAGATATTCTTTTACCATCCCTCATACTAGTATTGATTACTACATTCATATCAGTACTATTAATTTGAGATAATACCTTTTTATCAGTCAATTCTCTTATTTTTTTACCATCATAAAAGATAGTAATTTTATCTTCTTCCCAAAGACAAGCATATTTGATAAAATTCTTTTGTGGGTTTTTAAAACCTAAAAATTTCTTTACTGATCCTGTACTCTTAGGGTTGTCACTAGTGTTATAATAAAAGTTTGTTTCTATTTTCCAAAAGTTATAAATTTTAGGAAAGTTAATTTGGAGGTATGTTTTTAATCTTGATGAGCTATAAGCTTCAAATACATCAATTTCAGGAGGCCAAGAATCAAACCCCCACATCCAAAACGCAGGCCATAGATTTTTACCAGTGGGTAACATTGCCTCTATTTCAAAATAACCATACTTAAGTCTAGTAGTATTTGATACTAATCCAATCCCAATAGGACTTTCAATTTCTTCCCCTTCTATAGTAAATGTTTTTGGGTTGTATTGAGTTTTTAAAATTAATTTACCATCTCTTATTTCTATTGCCGAAGGGTCATACCAATTAAAACTTTTTTTAGGGTGGATTGGTCCAAACCTTTCTTGAGTTAACCACTCATACCCTGACCATTTTATTTTTCCTTTGCTCATCTTATTATGTTATTGTATCTTTATTAATGTAGTTTCATATAAATCAGAAATTACTAAAAAATTTCCAAATTCTGAATAAACAATGTCTGCATCTGGGAGTTGTGGTTCTTCTTTCTCAGTAGTAGAAGTAGGTAATTCAGGGCAATTGCAAAAGATTTCCATTTTAAATAAAAACATCATTTGCATTATAAAATTAATAGATAAGATTAAAATTATAAATCTTAGGAGATTTGTTGGTTTTTTCATTTTCATATAACATTTAAATTTTTAAAAATACCCCCAACATTT